CTCATCAGACATCTTATCAATAGCTTGCTTTTTGGTAGGTTGATCTTTAGTTAGTTTAAGTAAACCAATATGATCGATCACCACAATAGTTATCTGACTTGGATCATTTGGAACATATATTTTATTCCATTTGTCAAGTTGTTGTATCTCACCATTCTCTAATGCATAGTCTTTAAGATCTTTGGCTATACCTATAGGGTTCTCTGGACCATCAATGATTGTAACAATTTCACTAAGCTGTTCTATATAACCTCTATAATGTAAAAACAAATCATGTTCGTCTTTAGTCATCTTCTCAGTCCAACCAAGTAGTTTACCTACAGGAATAATAATACCCTGGTCTAGAAATATCTTACGAGATACCCATTTGGCCATCTTGTATGTTCTACTTCTCTCCATGGACCTATACCACACTTTCACCTTTATACCTGAAGCAAGTCCTTCTTTAGAAAGAGCCCAATCAACAGGATTAAGAACAAATGCATCATCAATGAAAGAAGTTTTACCAGATCCAGTAAGTCCACCTACAAGATAGTACATACTCTTACGGATACCTACATATCTAGTCAAGCGATCAAATCCCATAGGAATTCCTCTATTGAAATCGTTGAGACCTTTCTCAACTTCTGCATTTAATAGTTCAAAACTCATAATAATTCGATTTCTTGTTTAACTTCTTCCCAAAATGGTTTCATCACTTCATAACAGTGTTCTAGTATCTCATCAACTGCTATTAATGCACATCGTTTGGCTCTATCTAAACAATCCTCCTGGCCTAATTTCCATTGAACATTTGGATAGAATTTATATACTAATTCTTTTGCTTTATCTTTACTGTTCATTATATATCTGTACCTCCTGTTGGTTTTTGTGGAGCAATGTCTACTTTGCCTCCATCATTAATTAATTCAATGAACGGTTCGAATGATCGTTGATTTAGATAGACAGATGATCCTTGCATGAATGTTAGTCTATTACTATTCGTAGTGACAGAATTCTCTTTCTTCTGTAAGATCTCATAGTTCAAAGCATCTATAAGCTGTTGAGCTGTATATTCTCCTTCTAGTATGATTTTATCAAACTTCAGTCTACAATCATCTTTGTACAATCTAAGTGCTCTTGTACCTTTAAAAGATTTACCCTTGTAATCAAATGAATCAGTGCCTGGATATGCCTTCCACCATTCTTCAAAATCTGTTGATGCAGGTTTCTTCTTTATCAGCCTTGCTCCACCCTTGGTGTTCATGAATTCTAATAGATCTCTACCTGGTGTGGTTAGCTTATCATCAGTGGTTATAAGTCCTTTCCTTATTAAAGAATGATAGACAGAAGCAATCTTCATACTTCCATCACATAGTGGGGAAACATCGTATTGTTCGTCTATCAACTTTAATAAGAATATTACATCTAAATTATAACCTTTCTGGATGAGCTCTTCGAACTGCTGTGGATTTACATTCAGCTTCATCTTTCTTTAGTGGTTTTACTACTTTAATACTTGCAGGCTTTCTTTTCTTAGATGCTTGCTCTTCCTCCCATTGTTGCCATGAAGATTCAATATCTTTTTGTCTCTCCATGGCATAAATGTGATCGTTGGGATATTCCCAATCCTCAGACCAGTTCATTAATCAGTTTTTCTAGGTCTTCCAACAGGTCTTTTTTCAGTTGGTGCATTTTTTGCTACAACTGGTTTCTTCTTGTTGTAATACCTTTTCTTCTTCTTCTTTGGAGCTTCTGTATTAGAAGGAACAATAGTGACCTTTCTAGGTTGAAACTTAGGAAGAGGTTGTTCTTCTTCTTTCACTTCATGTACATTTCTACTGCTTACATAAAGAATAACAACTGTTATAATAGTCAATACTGTTCCAATAAATAAATAGTTCATAGTTTTAGTTTTTTATGCGAAGACCAAATTGTAAATCAAACCATTGAAATGTTTGTTCAGCCTTTGCTTTGTTAAATTTAAAAATCTTTTTTAATAGAGGAATAGCATAACGCTTGAATTCCTCGTGTTGTTCTTCTGTCATAGTATTGGTATAATACCATTGTTCATCATTCTCAACATCTGAGAATGTTTTTCCTATCATCTTTAGTTGATATTCAACTAGATGCTCAGAGATGTTTGTTCGATTAACTTTAGCTCTCATCAGAAAAGATTTAATTGATTAGGAATATACACTGTCTTGATTCTTTTGCCTTCAGTGTTGATCTTTGTAATGATCCTATTGGCTTTCTCAATATAGTAATCATAATTCACATTGTCAACAACACTATCTTTTGGTAGGAAATTACACACCTTACACACCCATTCACCTGCTTCTATCTGACTGATAGCTGCAGCACGTGTTTGACACTCAGGGTTCTTCACTTTAAAGATCTTTTCACCAGTGTTAGATACAAAATAACGTATCAACTTGTTGTACTGTGTAATTTCTCCTGTAGCTCTATTAGTTCCTTCATAATGAAAACTTCTAGTTGCTTTCTGTCTTATACAGAAGTCATATAGATTCTTATGATTCCGTATTGTAGAATCGACAGGAACACCATGTACAAAATAATGCTCAAGGGCGATAGGCACAATTCTAGCTGATTTGTTTTTGTGTAATTCAAAATCTGTGAGGAAATCCCCTTTCTTTTTAATTTCTCCATTGGTCATAATTGCTAAGTAATCATTTACAGTACTAAAGATAATCTTGGAATAGTCAGTTCTCTCTAACTCATATTGTGTTACATCACACCACCATGCATTGATTTCATGCATTAAGGGAATTAGTTCTTTCTTAATCTTAATAGTTACACCATCTGTATTTGCAGAGATCACCTGTATGCCATTCAATTCATATTTTTCGATAAGCATCATCAAGCTAAGCTCACCAGTTATTGTGGTGAACATAGTTAGTTGCCTATCAAATATCCATGATTGCATATCTGATGATTTACCATATACAGAGTTAACTGCAAGTTTAAGAGCTCCTACGATTCCTTTAATCTTTCTATCCTTCTTAGCAAGCGGTTTAAGCTCCAATCTCTTATCAAACATCTGTTTGTATCCCCGAAGGAATTCTTTACCTAAATGGGCAGGAAACTTGCCATTATTGATGATGATTGCTGGATAATAACTAGACACATCCCAATCGATTATCTCATGTTCTTCATCAGCTTCGAATATCTTTGGACTATTCTCTGTGTGAAGACCACCTTTCATAAAAGAATACACATTCCCATAGAAATGTATATGCTCTTTGAAATCATCTTGAAGACCTAATTGAGTCTTCTTCATTCTCTTTAAGAAATCACTGAGTTCTGTAGTCTCAAAAACTACGTATTTAGCAATGCAATTCTTAATATCTATATTCTTTCTGAAATATCCTTTTCTAGGAAGTTCTTTATAGTCTATACCTTTTTCTTGACAATAGTACTTCTTGATCATTTCATCCCCTATTTTACTATCTGAATAGTTAATACATGGAATACCAAACTCTTCTTCAATATCTCTACGAAGCTCTATTTGGTTGTTTTCTTTGTACAATGGGTGAGTGGTATCACCTAGGGTTATTTTATAGAATTCATAAGTTGCATCAACATCATTGTAACAATAGTCGATAGTTAAAGCTACATCTTCTTTTGTCATGTTTGTTTTGCTGTGATGTATAGGCATCTCCTCAATGTTCTCAAGATCCATCTCAAACTCTAATCTTTTAAGACTCACCATACGATTCTTATTATCGTAGTGATGAATTTTAAACAGATCTATCTGTTTAAGAGACAGTTCATGTTCTCTGTATTCAGGAAACACATCATAGTTGGCATCATGAATAATATCTGCAGCTTTCTGTGCTATTTTAGCACATATTTCTAGATTAGTTAGTTCATGCCAATTGTCATAGTTTCTCAAGATCCATTCAATCACCTGACTGTCAAAGCGTAGATTGTTATAGCCCACCCAATAAGCATCACTATTAGCTTCTGTGTATCTAACAAAAGAATCCAATTGATTCTTCCATTTAGACACTTGAAAGCTCTTACCAGCTTTACCAGGCACCATACATACAACTAAGAATAGTTCTTGCATAGTTTCTATGTCATATATTATTACATCTTCTTCATTCAT